ATGTTTGATTTTGCTACCGTCGTGGATCGTCACGGTACATGGTGCACCCAGTGGGACTATATTGCCGACCGTTTTGGTGCCGCCGATCTGCTGCCTTTTACCATCTCGGATATGGATTTTGCCACCGCCCCTTGCATCATCGACGCCCTGCAAACGCGCATCGGCCACGGGGTATTTGGTTACAGCCGCTGGAAAAACGACGAATTCCTGGCCGCTGTGGCCCACTGGTTCCACCAGCGTTTTCACAGCACCATCGACACCCGTGCCATCGTCTATGGCCCCTCGGTGATCTATATGGTGTCAGAGTTGATTCGCCAGTGGTCGGACGCCGGTGACGGCGTGGTGATCCACACCCCCGCTTACGACGCGTTTTATAACGCCATTGCGGGTAACAACCGACAGGTTGTCTCTGTCGGCCTGCAACATTCGGTGGTGGGCTGGCAGTGCGATATGGCCGAACTGGAAGCGGTGCTGGCCCAGCCGCAAAACAAAATCCTGTTGCTCTGTAGCCCGCATAACCCGACCGGCAAGGTCTGGACGCGCGACGAGTTAACCACTATGGCTGACCTCTGCGCGCGACACGGCGTGGCGGTGATCAGCGATGAAATCCACATGGATATGGTGTGGGGCGAGCATCGGCATACCCCCTGGTGCGAAGTCGCTCAGAGTAAATGGGCGCTGCTAACCTCTGGCTCCAAGAGCTTCAACATTCCCGCCCTTACCGGCGCATATGGCATGATTGACGATGAGGCCAGTCGCATGGCCTATCTGCAGGCGCTGAAGGGACGTGATGGGCTGTCCTCGCCGTCGGTGCTGGCTCTGGTGGCGCATATTGCGGCGTATCAGCAGGGCGAAGCCTGGCTGGATGCGCTGCGCGCTTATCTGGAGGCGAATTTACAGCACGTGGCCGACACGCTGAATGCCGCTTTCCCGACGTTAAACTGGCAGCCGCCGGAGGCGACCTATCTGGCATGGATCGATCTTCGCCCGCTCGGGATCGATGACAAGGCACTGCAGAAGGTGCTGATTGAGCAGCAAAAAGTGGCGATCATGCCGGGTGATACCTACGGGGATGAAGGCAAAGGCTTTGTCCGTCTTAACGCTGGCTGCCCACGCAGTAAGCTTGAGCAGGGTGTCGAGCGCCTGATTGCCGGGATCCGTACTTTGCAGTAATTCGTTTGCGCAACGGAATAATCCCTTGCGCAAATAGCTTTTTCTCTCGTTTTGTTTTTATAATAGCTCGCACATTACAGTTAATGCGTGAAAAGTCGTAGAAAATCATCGTTTATAAGAATTTTCAATGAGTTGCACCGCGTATGATATTAACATTATCTCGCATTAACTGACATTTATCTGTCCCTGCTTGTGTCCTTAACATACCTTTTGCCCCCGGCATGCCCCCAGATAGTCCCGTTTTGCGTAGCTCCTTCCAGAAATCACATCTGCCGTTTTACCATCTCTGACCACCCGGGCAAAATCGCTACCGATCCGTTTGTAAGATTTAGTTGTTGAATGGAAAAAAATTTCAGATTTTATGGCTGGTTTTTATATCTCAATCACAAAAAACTTAATGCAAAGTGAAAGATAAAAGATGCGCTGTACCAGCATAATCTTATGATGTCAATGACGATTACCGTCATGTTTAAGCGGGTCTTTTATCACAGATTTTCTCATTGCAATCTTTCTTTACAAATCTTGATGGTTTCTTCACACATGGTAGAATCGTCACTTATACATATAACTATTATAGGGAATAGTGATTTGAAAAGTAACAATAAGATAATGTCCATTCATTATCTAAGGGGATTGGCGGCTCTGGCTGTTGTTTTTTTCCATTTGCGAGAAAACTTGAATAATGTTTATGCTCAGAAAAATTTAGGAGATTTATTATTCCTTTCAGGAGCAGGAGGGGTTGATATTTTCTTTATCGTATCTGGATTCATAATAGCCCTTTCAACGAAAAATAAAATGCCAAAAAATGCGACTAACTTTTTCTTGAAAAGGTTTTTTAGGATTTATCCTCCATACATAATAATGCTACTCGCATATTGTTATTTTGTTATGCCTTCTGACTGGATCACATTTATAAAGTCAGCGTTACTCATTCAACTAAATTACGCTAGTGAAGCTCCATTTTTTGGATATAGTATATTGCTACCATCTTGGACGTTAACATATGAAATCTATTTCTATATGATTTTTATGGTTGCCATGTCAATCAGTCATAAGTATAGAACGTTACTGTGCATATTACTTCTCATGGTGCCAATGTATTGTCTTCAATATCATTACAATGGAAACTTTGATTTTTATGGAAAGGCAGCAGCAAATATTAATGATCCTAGCCTTCCCGCTGGTTTTCTTAGATTGGCATCATCACCGATGTTGATAGAATTTGTTTACGGGATGATGATCTATGAATGTCGTTCATTGCTTAAGAAAATACCGTTCGTAAACGTTGTCGCATTCTTGTGTGTATCGTTTTATATTTCATGCTTCTTATCTGGTTGGAGATTTTTCTATGGCCCAGTAAATTTCGGCTTATGGGCGATAATTCTTGTGATCGGAGTCATGTCTTATGAAGCGCAGAAAGGGCTTAAGGAAAATAAAGCTCTCAGTTTCTTAGGTGATATTTCCTATTCTTTATACATATCACACGCTGGACTTATAACTGTTATAGGCACTTACTGGCCTGATATGCCTGTATATGTTCAAGGACCTGGTATAGGTAGATTTGTACTATTGACTTCGCTATCGATATCATTCGCTTATCTAATTTTCAGGTATGTAGAAACCCCTTCAATTAATATTGGTAAAATGGCAATAAACAAAATATGCAAGTGATTGCCACATTGTTAAAACCCCGTACTGCGGGGTTTTCTTAACATACCGAGGGATAACACCTCCAGTCACAATATTTTTGCTAAATACACCCGCAAGAGAAGTTCTACCACGGTTAGAGATGATAGATATAACTGTGCATTTTTATAAACGGTTAAGAGCACCCAAAAACGCATTAAACATCAGAGAAACATCACACCTCTAAGTTCTCTTGATATCGGACGCCAAAACATGCCCCATCCTTGCCCCATTACCTCATCAAACCACCCTGTCATCCTGCAGAACGCTGTTGATGAAGAACGTCACCCGCCCCATAACTTCGACCTCTTATGCTGCGTAGCCTTCTATCGCCTCGCCGTCCTCTGTGATTAATGATTTTCCTAGAAACCGTGCAAATTGGGTCTGCCCGCCACTAAGGATCAGCAGAACCTGATTCTGCACCAGCCTGGTGACAGGTTCGATAACGGCAAAGCCGCATAACGTTTCCATTATGCGAGTGTCGATGCCTACGCCGCAAATCCTTTCTGGAGTGAGCCTGGTCTCTATATAGTCGCTGGCAGGTGAAGGGAATCCCATTACAGAACCCTTCCCATATTGCGGAGGAACCAGTAGCGGTTCTCGCTGCTGTCCGGCGTCTTGTCGGCAAATTCTGGCTGATAGTACTTTATCCACTCGTTGGCCTCGGCACGGCTGAAATGCCAGTGAACCTTCGCCAGTTTGCGAATGAAGTCATCAGTACGTAAGCACTGAAATCCTTTCGGATTTGCTGTATCGCTGCCGTAAATGCGGCATTAATATCGTTTAAGCGGGGCATGATCTGAACTCCTTTATGCTGTTTTTATATACAGCCATTTTAAAGACAGTGCAGTTCAAGAGATCAGGAGAGGAAACTTATTATTCTGGCTCGGCCTCCGCCAGAACCTCCTCGGGAGTTTGTCCTTCGCGGCAGATCACCTTCACTGTTTCGCGAGTGCTTAACTGGCAAACCCATATATTCGCACCCACTTTTTCCTTACTTACGATCATAAAATTCTCCCCATTATATCGATGGTGATGGTCTTCGCGGATCCACTCCGGTTCTCAATGTACAGATAACCATCTGTTGCCGGGGAAATACTGAAGTTTCCGTCGCCCCCTGTGGTTCCGTTCAGCGCTCCTGTCATGACAGTGAGTCCCGTACCCGCGATCAATGCCGAAGATGCGCTGGTACCCACGCGGGCGCGCACCATTCCCTGCAACGCATTGGAACTGGAACTGACAAGCGACAACATGATTGTCTGGTTGCCAACAAACACTGTGGCCACAGCGTCATCGGCAATGGCAATAATTTCACGCAGGTGAGCTCCCATTTCGCGGGTGCCCAGCGGATTGAGGTCGTAGCAGACCACACCACCGGATGTCTGGTTTATATCCCCGCTGGCGTTCGCCTCTCTCAGTCCCGAATTAATGAGGACCGTGGTGCCAACATCATCAGCGCGCACCCCGTTACTTCCGTTGGCCCGCTGAACGGAATTGTTCGCAGTAACCTGAGATGACAGAAGGGCGTACAGGCCGTTAGCCCCGTTGCCCGTCTGGGCAGAATCACCCAGCTCAAGACGACTGCGGGAAGCGATAATACCCGTACGGGAGGCAGGCGACCCCGTGACCCACACCTGCGTGGCTTCGTGAACAATGCCGGTCATATTCATGCCATAGATCCCATTCCCAGCAAACAATGTTCGCGTCAGGCGTCCAGAACCGGAGTTCTGAGCGTTAATGCCATCCCCTCCGTTGCATGCAGAAATACTGTCCACCAGCTGAATGCTGCAGGAATTGACCTGCATTGCGCCGTGCAGGACATTCCCCCATGTGTACCAAGTATCACCGTAAACACCCGAGCTGACATCCTGCCGGACGCCCTGTAATCCGCATCCGGTAAAGGCAGCAGATGACACACGTGCAAATCCTCCGGCGGCCAAAAGCCCGATGTCGCCGGCGCCGTGGATACGCGCGCCACGCAGATACGCATCTCCCCCGTCCGTACATTCGACAGCATGACCGGACGAGCCGCAAATGAACTGGTCAGTTGCGACTAAAATTGCCCCTGCGGCCAGGAACGCGCCTCTGCCCCATCCGACGACAGCACTGCATCCCAGCAGCTGTACCTGCCCTGACTGCTGATTGTAACCGGTTTCTGAGCCATTACCGTTCAGGGCCAGGCCCGTCCCTGCTCCCGGACTAACCAGAGCAATATCTTTGATTCCCTGTAATACCGCCCCCATGCTGAAGACAAAACCATTACCCTGCCCGGTATTCTTCAGGACGGTTTTGATGCAGCGTACCCGGCCGCCGGTGATCAGATTTTTTGGTGGTTTGCGTAGACGCGAGCGGTTAACAACCGTGACCTGATTTCCGGTGATGGCTGTTATCTCAAACGCACCTTCATGCAGTAACCCGGCCTTAAAACAGCTGTGAGCCATACCCACAGGTACGGTCTGGTTGTGAGAGATGGTCATCTGCGTCTCAGAAATCACGGAGACAATTCGCAGCATACGGCCATCAACTACGATCAGGTCATCAGCATCATACAGCGCAGTAAACGCAGTGCCGGTGCCGGTGACCGCCGTACCGGCTATCGCAACCGTGCCGGCTGCTGGCTTGCTGATCCACCACCACTGCAATCCTTTTGGCGAGAAGCCCAGCGGGGAGTCGATGGTAAAGGATGAGGTGGATACCGTCTGAATAATACGGGTCTAGCCCTGAATATGAACCTGATCGCCGGGGGTAAGATAAGTCGGGCAGCCAACACCTGAGACTGCGCAATTTGTACCGCTGACAGTAAGCGTGCCCATAAAGTTGAAGCCTACCATCATTTCGCCGGACACAGGCTTGCGAACCCCTGTGATCCCGGGAGAGAAATGGATCCGGGCTGGCTGCACCTGATCAAGACACAGCACATCGCCGACTGACATTCCGTCAGCAGAGGCCAGATCGTAAGTGACGGAAAAATTCCCTTCCCCTCCCGTTACGGCTGCAACTGATTTCAGCGTGGTTTCAACCGGCGTAACGCCACTAAGCGTAATGTTTTCATTCGCGCCAACCTGGCATAAATCCCCTGAATTTACCGTTACAGATGATACACAGAGCGTGACAGGTGATGTTGCACTGACGAGATGAAGTTTACTGAGCAGAAGTTCACTTTCGGCAGCGTCAAATATTGCGCCATCAAGTGCAGCAGTAATGCTGGCAGGTATCCCCGCGATCAGATTGCTGAGCAGAATTTCACGGGTATGTACGAAGACTTCAGATCGCAGCGCCGCATCACCGACACCGACCCATTTTCCCGGCCCGACTCCGCCCGCATTATGAGGGGTAGAGCCAGGCGGAACGACTTTGGGCTGGGACCAGTCTCCATCCCAGCGGTAGTATTCGCCGTTGCTTTCGAGCTGCAGAACAGTGTTAGGAGTGTCGAGGGTAGCACCCTGTTCAAAAGACTTCTTCGTGATATAGCCATAATACAGCATCACCTGGTTAGCATCGTAATTCAGGCCGGCGATTGTACGATGTTTTTGACTAAAACGATCGGTATAAGTGTGGCTGTCACTGGTAACGAATTCGTCAATTCTTCCAGCATTAAATTTCAGGTCGCGCGGCGTTTCACTCGGAACAGGCTGATTTGTAGGTTGAGTGGACATATGTTTTCCATAAAAAAAACCGGCGCGCTGGCCGGGTTGAGATGGTTATTCGGAATTACTGATTGACGCTGTCGCTGTACTCAGAGACGGTCAGGGATACGGTGTTATCGCTGTTGGGTTTGATGCTGTTTACGGTCTAAAGTTGACTGTCCAGTTCTTCCACGGTTGCGATCAGGTATCGCGACGGAAGCTGCACCGTATCGCCATTCCACATGTTCAGTTGGTTCGCCGGAAGCGCCGCGGTGAAGCCGTATGGCGTGTCGCTACGGGACGTTGCCTGATAGCGCAACGTCGGGTTACCCAGACTGTCGGTGACCAGCACATACATTGTGCCGGAGAAGTTGATCGGCTCGCTGGTATCGAAGTCATTGCCGTTGCGCCCGGTGATATATCCCTGCTGCTGGTTGCTGTCTTAGATGTCCGGCATCTGGATAACGCTGCCGACCTGAATAATCCCGTCTTTAAATACCCGGGCGTTCATCCTGACGCGGGAATACATCAGCCGCCGCGTTTCGCGCAGCGCGCGTTCACGCGCTTGGTATTCGTTACGGAAGCCGACGATCTCCAGTTTGTTGGGGTTCTCCGCCTCCTGCTCGACTATGGCCCCGTTCAGTACCCGATAATTGATGTAGGTCTTGTTGTTCGTGGTCGGATGAACATACGACACCTGCACACCGTCATATCCGCCGGGTAACGTAGCTTCGTACGTGATTTTGTACTCGTCAGTCTTCATATTGGCCCGGTTGAATACCGCTGCCGGGTAATCTACTTTCTGATCGCGGGTAAACGTCAGTACGCCATCATCCCAGTACGCCATGACCGACGCGGCATTACAAATGGCGCGCACCCGGTCACCCAGCGAATCGTTCTCGTCATCAAAGGTGTAATCGAACTGCCCGAGCCGGTCATCAGGCAGGCTTTCGGCGATCGCATAGAGGCCATACAGGTCTATGCTGCTTTCCGGCTGCGCCCCCATGATTAACCAGGTGTGCGCCACAGCATCCGCGAACGAGCGCGACGGACGCAGGGTGTAATCCACCGTCTGCGTCGCCAGGTCGTAAGTGATGGTGTGCCGGGTTTGAATTCGGGGTTGTCTACGAACAGGGGCGGCGGATATGGTCGTTGTGTTGCGTCATTGTGCATGTTAGCTTCATAAAGTCATTGTAATTCTCATCAGAAGATAGGTAGTGCAAATTTAGGTTAAATATTTAAAGTTAAAGGAAGAATTTGCATTGCCGATAATGCCTTAAGACTTTCCATGCACGGTGAGAACATGACTTTAGATACAGAAGAATTAATAAGCCTGCAGTTTGCAAAAGACTTGCTTGAAAACCCAGGGTTTCTATCAAAAGCTACAGATGCAGTAGGCTCATTCATCTCGAAGCCGATGGAGTATCTTCCTGAAAAAGTAACTAAAAGCATCAATGAAGTTACCAGCATTTCTTTGCGCAAGGCCTGCCAAGCTGCTTTATTCACTATGAAAGATGCTCCTAACGATGAAGCATCAAACTATTGGCATAAGTTTGGGGTCATGGTTAGTGGAGGCGTTGGTGGATTTTTTGGGGTTGCAGCTCTTGCAATTGAGTTACCCATATCGACCACAATAATGTTACGTTCAATCGCTGACATCGCGAGAAGCGAAGGCGAATCTATAAGTGAAACAGAAACTCAAAACGCGTGCCTGGAAGTTTTCGCTTTGGGTGGTGCAAGTAAACATGATGACGATTCTGAAACAGGCTATTACGCAACAAGGATGAGCCTTTCTCGAGCTGTAGGTAAAGCAATCGAATACACTACAGAGAAAATTGCTGCAGAAGCGGCTGAAACTGCTTTTGAAAAAAGTGCACCTTGGTTAATAGCTATGATTGAAAAAATTGCGGAAAAGTTCAGTATTCAAGTAACTGATAAAGTACTTCTCCAAACGCTCCCTGTCATTGGTGCCGCCTCTGGAGCAACTTTAAATGCTCTTTTTATTGATCATTATCAGGATATGGCAAAGGGTCATTTTATAGTGCGCAGACTTGAACGAAAATATGGCGTTGATGTGGTTAGACAAGTTTATGAAAGTCTACAAAAAAAAGAAGAATTTTAAATCATAAAGTTGTTACTGAATTATAATTGGCATCTTCAGTGAATATTCCAGGTCACAAGGCGCTTCGTCAAAGCGCCTTGTGATGCCAGCCACATCACCGGAGTGGCCATGCTACTGCCCTTGAGATGTTGTCGCTTAATCGCCACTAATTACTGATACGTATCTAGCATTTGTGCTGCATTACCTCGCGGCTGCGGCCTATCCGTTTTGGTGCTTCATGACTTTTCTACCGGCAATAAAAAACTGCCCGTAGGCGGTTAGTATGAGGTGTCATACTCTGAGTAATTAGGCTCGTTAAGTTCAGCGTCTAAAAAACCTAAAATAGTTGATGCAGATATCTTATTGAGAGGCTCTTGCAGGACAGCAGAACCACTAGTTGATTCTGACTCCCAAACAAAACGCAATCCTATATCCAAAATTTCAACAACTAAATGACCTTCGGGAAATTTCTTCCTTGCTATCTCATAAACTTCTTTGATGCCGATTGATTCGCCTGACATATGACCTCCTGCTTGACCAGTGATCAAATTATCATCTTCAGGCGCACTCGCATATGCGCTTTGTCATGAAAGCCGTTGTGAAAGTGGCTCTCTATTTTTGCTTGGATTTCTGCTTGCCAGCCCATTACTTGCCGATGTACAGACAGTCATCGAAGATCTTTCCCTTTCGGCTTGCCTTAGAGCAACTGCGGTAATGGTCCACCGCCATATCAGCACCCGTCATCGCGGCGTTCTGGTCGTAACCGAGCTTTATCAGCTCGGCCGTCACGTTTTTATGGATGAAATCCTGCGGCGTCATGCTGGCTCTCCGTTGGGAAAGTCCCCCATGTCACACAACTTGAACTGGATCAGGTCCTTCACAAGCTGCTCAGCCCTTTTGATAACTTTCTTCTCTTTGTTCCGGCGGGTCATCAGGGCGCTACCTGTCTGCCCATGCTCTTCAAATGAGAATTTCTCTGCGGCCGCGACACGGTTTTGCATCTCGCTGATTGCCATATCAGCCAGACCGGAGAAATCGAGCAGATTGATGTCCTTGCCGCCTTCAAGCTCTGTCATGTGGTCAAACACTTGCGCCTGAAGCTCGTAGCTGTAGCTCATTGCCATCAAGCAGGCCTCCCTCTTGGGGAAGTTGCAAATATCTCTTTCCACCAAACCGCCAGTACCATTGACGTAAGTGTCAGTTGCAAAATATTTTGCAGCTGCATCCCCAAGCACTTTGGGAACCTTTTTCATGAAGCTACGGTGCTCAAGCTTGCGATATTTCCTACAGGGGAAAGTCAGACCTTCGGATTTGGATTTTGATTTCCGATCAGCATTAATGTAATCGACCATTTCAATGCTGCTCATAGTCGGCGCTTCGCCTGAAGTAAGAACGGTTAACGATTTGTTCATGTCGGTATTTCCTTTAGAAAGATGAGCCTGTTCGTACAGAAAAGCCGTCCCGAGAGGTCCGCACCTATACGGCAGTTCTCAGGCTCAGCTTTCTGAAAGACTCGGGATTGTTATGTGCTGCGATGCGCGTTTTACTACGGGCATAAAAAAGCCCCGCATGTTCGCGAGGCTCATTTAATGGACTTTGTACTTTGCAAAGTGCGGTCAAAGCTTTTTTATTTCAGGCACTGCGTCCGCACGTATTCCTGCAGACCTGTCAGCTGCTTTGTGGCGGTTTCGATCCGCTCTCTGAGGGCGAAATAATCCCGTTCAGCGGAGTCAGTAAGTCGGGGGCCGGTGCCATCATCCAGGCCGGTGGTGCCGGTCGCTCCGTTCGTGGAACATCTGGCGTTGAGCTGCAGCCGACGTTTGCCAGTAGCAACATCGCGCTCAAGCTGATCGATAGTGGCTTTAGCATCCTGCAGTTCTCCTGTGTATTTGGCATCTAGCGCAGCGACATCACACTGGCGCACCTGCATATCGTTGATGGTGGCGGTTGCCAGTTTCAGGTTTTGCTCTGCGTCGTCAGCACGCTTCTTCTCATCAAGTACCTGACCGAGCAGTAGGTGAATAACCAGCAGGGATAAAATCAGCTCGATGCCGATTATCAGCCAGGCTTTAGAGGTCATGTTTGCTCTCCGCCAGGCACATCGAGCGCTCCATCTCGCGTCGGTTCTGGAGGCCTTTCCATTTCATGCCACCAGCGTAAACCCAGCGTCTCATCTCCTCGCACGCTCCGTCATGATCGCCTTTATTCAGCTTGCGCAGCAGCGTTGCTTTCGAGAACGCGTCAAAACCAACGTTAAAGACAAAGCTATAGAGCGAGGCGCGCTGATATTCATTTAGCGGGGATTTAACCAGACTATCGACTGCTTTCTTGGCTGGCTGGAGATCTTTCCAAAGTAGATTGTCGCACTCGCGATCGGTATAGGTCTTCCCTCTAACGATATCCCGGCCCGTATGGCCGTCGCAGACAGTCCACACCCCGGCGACATCTTTATAGGCTTCGTACTTGCGCCCTTCGACGCCATCCCGTCCTCCAAGGAACAACGAGGCAATCAGCATTGCGCCACCACCAGCTGCGGCGATCAGTTTATTGCGAAGACTGCTGGTCATCGGCATATCATTAATCTCCAACTTTCACAGCCGGGCCGTATTTCTCCAGTGCCTTAACCTGCGCATTGGCGACCTTGCGTTTGAAATACCAGTTAATGAGTCCCGTAACGATTATCCCGGCAATACCTGCCAGTACACCTATGGCGCTCCATTCGTCAGGACTCAGTTTTGTGAGGACGCCGTTCAGGATGGTTCCTCCTGAGGTGCCGAGGACGACACCGGTGACAAGTTTGCTCATACGGGACATTTCTCTCACCTCGCTGTTCGCGGGTGTTGTGCTGGAAGGGTCAGGCTCGCCGGATGAATTAACGACAAAACGAGTGATGGGGGTAACGCGTTTATCTCCAGTTCCAGCGCCATTGTGGGCCGCTTCCATTACGAATACGGCGGCGACTGGGAAAAGATCGGCGGTAAGAAACACGGCCGCGATGAGCTGGGCCTGTTTGTCCGAGTTGGCGCTGTTCTGCGCGGCGAGACGGATATCACCTGGGGCGAGAACATTTACCTGGCTGACATCACCACCCGGAACTCACCACTGTGGAAAACGGCACCCAAGCAGCAGATCGCCTACCTCGCGGTTAAGTACTGGGCGCGCCTGTACTGCCCTGAGGTCATCCTCGGCGTCTACCGCCCGGATGAAGTTGAGCCACGCACCGAGAAAGAGATCAACCCAGCACCGCAGCGCGTCAGCCTGGCTGACATCTCCGGTGACACCGTAACAACCACGCACAGCGCGCAGGAATCAGCGGCAAACATTGACGCTATGGCCGATGAGTTCCGGGATCGCATCGAGGCCGCGCAGGACGTAGATAACGCCAAAGCAGGACGGGCCGATATCGAAACTGCCAAGAACACGCTGGGTTCGGCCCTGTACACCGAGCTGAAAAACAAGGCCGTGAAGCGTTATCACCTGGTGGATGCATATAACCGGGTCGAGGCGGCGATCAACTCCCTGCCGCAGCCCGGCGAACCGGATGGTGCCGAGCGCTTCGGGGAAGCTGAACGAGTGCTGGCGTCGTCAAAACGCCATCTGGGCGACGAACTGCACGATCAATTCAGCATCACCCTGGCAGATATGAAACCGGAATACGTGGCCTAA